GAAGAAACAAACAAAGCTCAAGAGCTTAATATTACTTTTGAGGTTCGTGATTCAGTAGCAGAGGTAAACACGACCAATGCTAAGCCTGAGTAATCCTCAAAATATATTCCTAAATGGTCTTAACACCAAATACCGTGCTTATGTAGGTGGGTTTGGCTGTGTTAGAAGCACAACCAAGGTTTGGACTGAGTTTGGTCTTATGCGTATTTGCGATATAGATCGTCCAATGCGCGTTCTAAGTTGGAACGAGAAGTCTGGTCAATTCCAGCTTTCGCTAAGTGGTGGTGCGTTCCCAAAAGGTAGGTCGAATCTTTTGGAAGTGTCAACCAGCATAGGAGTATTTGCCGCAAACGAGCATCACCGTTCTTTTTCATCTGATTGTAAGTATCAATCTTTGGGATCAATGGTCGAAGGGCAGGAGTTATTTTCTGTTTCTGACGACCTTTTATCGACCATGAAGGAGTTTGGCCTCGGATGGTTGCCTTCAGATGTTGCGCATTTGAATCAAAAAGCCGTAGATTTGATGGGCAGTTATGCAGACGAAGCCCGTCAATATGGTCAACAGTTTCTAATGGATCAAGATAACGGCCAATTTTCCTTTCCATTACAAGACGGTGCTCATACATCAAGCCAAAATTTCGACCTTTTCTCATTCGAGCATGAGGGTGATCTAGGGGAGCTGTTACCAGCACATATCCATCCCTATCGATCCGTTTACCCGTCTTGTATTGATGGTTCTCTTTTCCAGTTTGAGCGCCTCTTTTCTTGCGTGGCAAGTCAAACGCTAGCATGGTTTTTTGAACGTACTTTGCATTGTCGTCACAAAGATCAGCAATCTCTTTTGATGAAAGAAAGCCGTCACATAGGTCAGCAATTTTCTGTTGTCGATGATTCATTATTAAGTTCCTCCTTATCCGAAGCCGCCATTTTATCAATAGATAAATGTGATGTCAAAGAGGCTTATTATGATATGCAGGTTATGAATACTAATAACTATGTAACTGAAGATGGAACTATTCACCATAACAGTGGTAAGACTTTTATTGGTTGCCTTGATCTACTGGTATTCTTTGGCCGTCATCCCAAGACGGTTCAGGGGTACTTCGGGCCAACCTACCCCGCTATTCGCGACATATTTTTTCCAACTTTTCAAGAAGCAGCCGAGATGATGGGCTTTCGTTGTGAGATACGAGAGTCTAACAAGGAAATTCATGTATACCGTGGACGTGCTTATTACGGTACGGTTATATGTCGCTCAATGGATAATCCAAATTCAATTGTAGGCTTTAAGATATCACGCGCCCTTGTGGATGAGATTGATGTACTGGACGCTAAGAAAGCCGAGAACGCATGGAACAAGATTGTTGCCCGTATGCGCCTGGTGATTAACGGTGTACAGAACTCTATTGGTGTAACAACTACGCCCGAAGGCTTCAAGTTTGTTTATGACAAGTTTGCAAATGAGCCGACTGAATCTTACTCCATGGTTCAAGCTTCAACTTATGAGAACGCTGATTACTTGCCGCCCGATTATATAGATACGCTTATTGAAACTTACCCAGAGCAGTTGATAACCGCTTATTTGAGAGGTGAGTTTATTAACCTGACCAGCGGGACAGTATACAGGTCATACAATCGAACTACTCATAGAAGTCATGAGACTGTTAAGCCTAATGAGCCTGTTTTTGTTGGTATGGACTTTAACATCGATAACATGGCGGCTACTGTCTACGTATTGCGTGGTCATGCTTATCATGCGGTTGATGAGATAAGCAAGGGCTATAACACGCCATCGGTGGCTGAGATATTGAAAGAGAGATACAAAGACAAGGGCCACAAGGTGATTGTGTACCCTGATAGCTCAGGCAAGAACCGTACCCGAATGGGCGGTGTTAGTGAGTCTGATATCTCTATTCTTAACAGTGCGCCTTATAATTTCGAGTGCCGTTATAACTCAACTAACCCACCTGTAAAGGATCGTATAAACGCAACTAACAAGGCGTTTGAGAGTGGTCAATTATTTGTCAACGATAAGGCTTGCCCTAATGTGGCGGCTTGTTATGAACAGCAGGTTTACGACGATAACGGACAACCAGACAAGAAAGGCGGAAAGGATCACCAAAATGACGCATCTACTTATCCTATTGCGTTTGAGTTGCCCATACATAGACCAGTCGCCCACATACCGATCAGTTTTAATATGTGATAAACTAGCGTTATGTTTGTGGTGTATGGATGCGCTCCACGTTAAAAAATAAGCGATCTGCTTGTCCCGAATGATCAACGGGCACAAAAAACCCCTCTCATGAGGGGTTTGGTCAGCAATAGCGCCCTGTGCAGTGGTTATTTCCATTTTGGAAAATACCACTCATGAGGGGTTTGGTTTATGTGCAGTCGTCACACTTGTTCTTTCTAGTTAACGGTTTGGGTTTTATCCTAACGCCGCATTCATAACACTCACTATTCCCTCCAAGTATCAAGATTAGTAAAAAAAACATTGGCAATAGCAGTAGTATTAATATGAACTCAATCATCACTCCACCCCATACTTTGCGGCTTCTGTTGGGGACAGGGGTGTTACGTAATCGAGATGAACACAATCACTAGCGCTATCAAGCAATCTAACAGTGCCAACCCCATTCCTAACCAAACAAGGAAAAACCCCCTCAACCTCGTACCACGGTAGGGGCTGGCGGGTTGTTACTTGCCGTAATATCTGCTTTATCTCACCTAATGATAGTGGCTCAAGCGTGCTCTCAAAAGAAATTGAGCAACCATCTACGATAATGCAAAGCTGCTCATCACCAACAAAGCAACCGTTATCATCAGTATCTATTCGATCATACAACTCCCCAACACTCTTAATCCCTGCATTTACATACTTGTACTTTTGCTTATCCATTTTTTGTTCCTTTACGCAGTCTTCGAATTGTTGTTTGTCTATGATTTCAGTGCCTTTATCGTAGTGTACACCTACAAATGCTCCGAGCGGCTGCTCATAAAAATAATTATGTTTGTGGAAATTCCCTTTGTATACTGTAATAAAATCACAATCAGGCCAAACGCCCCCGAAATGCTCCACCGCATCTTTAACTGTTTTATCGCTCATAACCTTCATCCCGCATCTCGTTTCGATAAATAGATATTACCAATCACAAACAACCCCATCCAATTGTAATTTCCTATCGTTCTCGCCCATGTGTTAGAATTTACCTATTACCTAGAGGATTGAATATGTCTATAACAGAAACTAACCCAGCATATGGGACAGCTAAGAACAGATGGCGTAAGAACAGGGACGTGTGTAAAGGTTCGGATGCTGTGAAAGCCAAGACTACAACATACTTGCCTGATGATAACGAAGGCAAGACGGCACAAGGGCAAGATCCAGACGTCTATAAGAAACGCTATGAACGTTATATACATCGAGCTTTCTTCATGCCGTTTGCGCAACACACACGAAACGGGCTTGTTGGCATGGTGTACAGTAAAGAGCCAACAATCGAAAGCTGGCCTAATGTCATTGATTACTTGCTTGAAGATATAGATGGAGCTGGGCAATCCCATATACAGCTTGGTAAGCGCGCATTATCTGACGTTATTGAAGTTGGTAGAGCTGGCTTATTAGCTGACTATCCTAATCACGGAATGACAAACCCAGACAGACAGACTCTTGAACGCGAAGGTATTAGAGCGAGTATTCAGTACTATCCTGCTGAATCTATCGAAGACTGGGACACAGAAACGAAAGCGGGCATTACTCGCGTTAACTTCGTTAAGCTAGCAGAGAAATACACAGAACGTTCCGAAGATCTGTGGACGCTTAAAGAAGAAGAAACCAGATACAGAGTTCTGCGCTTAAAAGATGGCGTGTACACTCAAGCGTTATATGATGATGCAGGCCGTGTAATAACAGAAGAATTTGCGCCTATGCAAAACGGTCAAACAATGGATCATATTCCGTTTTACTTCATAGGCTCAGAAGATAATCAGCCTACTGTAGATGATGCGCCTATTTCGGGAATAGTTGACTGTAATATTAGCCATTATCAAAACAGTGCTGACTTAGAGCAGAATGTACATGTGCATAGTGGTAGTACGCTCACAATGACTTCAAGCATGAGTTCTGAGCAGTTTAAAGAAGCTAACCCGAGCGGTGTAAATATTGGCGCAAACGAGGGTTTATTCCTAGGTCAAGATGGCAGTGCAAGCTTACTACAACTAGAAGCCGATAGCGCATCAAGTAACTTGATGGAAGCAAAAGAGCGACAGGCAGAGGCCCTAGGTGCTGTGTATGCTAATCAATCTGATAGTAAGAACGTGACTGCAGAGGCAGCACGTATAAACGCAGCACAGACAACTTCAACGCTGACTACAGCTGTTGGCAATGTGTCCGAGGCTATCGAAGCGGCTGCAACTGATTGCGCTATGTTCATGGGTTCTGGTGAGTTAGTGGACTACAGCTTGAATCAAGACTTCCATGCCGAAACATTTGATCCGCAAATAGCCGCAATGCTGGAGACGGGTGTGTTAAATGGTTGGATCAATGAAAGCCAAGCAGAAGACGCATTCAAGAAAGAGTTAGAGAAAAGCGGTGTTACTTTTGAGCCTGCGGGTTAAGATTAGCCCCCTATAGTGGGGGCTTTTTATTACTTAACTTTAACGGTTTGCACTTTACCGCCTGTTTTAAAATCTCTAGTCATGGCGTACTTAACAGCATCTTTTGATCCTTTCCCGAAATCCATTGCAGCAAGCGCGAAGTCGTCACCAGATCCAATAGCGTGGTTATAATCAATCTCACAGTAAACGCAGAAACCGTTTTCCATAGTGACTAAATAAACTTTTGAATCTTTAATTAAGTAAGCAGCGCCGTCTGGCTCTACGTCTGGCTTATCGTTATGATG